CCGGTTGCGCGTTCGGATTGGCCGACGCACGTACCTGCTGAGCCAGAGCCAGACGGTTATTGGTCAAGTTCTTCTGGGCACCCCAGTTCATGTCGAATTGGCGCTTGTTCTCGGCCAGCTGTTGCTTGGCCAGGTCCAGCTTCTTCATACCCATCCAACCGTTCATCAGTGTCTGGGCACCACCCAAGGCCAGACCACCCCACCCGTCTTTGCCCAGGAAATTACTGAACATGCCACCGCCGGAACCGCCACCCAGGTCCATTCCTGACATGAATTGCAGTTCGTTATTTCCCAAACCAGGAACAGCATTAAAAGAGTCCGCCATGATGTTGTCCACCATGCTGGTATCTGCCTGACCCCAATTAAGTAATCCGCTCATAGAAAGGTATCCCCTAGTGTGTTATGTGTTGTTGGTAGTGTAAGGGATATGTCTACGTAAGACTCGACGGATTTATATATGACTGTCCCAATATTACCAACATGCACAGTACGGTTATAGAAGTCGTCCGGGCTTTCTCCAATGTGAACCGATGGTACTTGCCCGATGAACTGATATGGATCCAGAAAATCATTGGTCTCCAATAGTTTCATGGCTTGTTCCAGTTCCGCCATCTTCTGGTCTTTCAATGCGGATAACTCTTCCCCTTCTGCCATAACCGCTTTTAAGTCTTGTTCCAACATATAGTTGGTCGCATCCATTAACGACGTGGACAGATTCAGGTAGGTTGTCGCATCCGGTACCAGGTCAAAGGCACTGCCTGCTGAGCCTGTAGCCAGGGCAATGACAGCAATTACAACAGCTGCCTCTACCCCGATTTCCTTAACCACCAGGCGAAACGCATAGGTTGACAGAACAAAGGCACCAACCATGACGAAGATCATAGCTGCAGCCAACATATAGAGGCCCAATTTAATTGCAGCTGCTATAAGCGGGGCCCCTTTACCCAATGTGAATACCGTAATAACAACCGCAGCCACAATAAGTAAATTTTTGAAGAACGTCCGTTCGTACCACTTTACTTTTTGCGTGACCCTACTGTTGAAAACCAAATGTAGGCTACGGAAATATAATTGTTCCCTGACCGGTAATGGGAGTTCCTGAGCCAGTTCGTAATCCACAGGAATCAATACCTTTCCGGAGCCAGCACTACCTTCGTGGGCATAGCCTCGCCAAATGTCATAACGCATACGTGGATTAATGACCTGGATCTCATCCACCAGGGTTTCTGATATTTGGTGACGTATGCTGACAACTTCGTATTCATAGTTCCGGGAAACTCGTCGGACGGTCTCACCCATACTGGTGGTGTGTTCATAGGTCTCCGTCATCGTCTCTGTACGAATCCGGGTAGTGTAGGTACCCACCTTCCCTTCTTTGGCCGGTCGCACACGCTGCAGGATCTCCCCAAAGCTCAGCGTGGTATGGTAGTCCGCATCACGCCAGACGATGGCATTACCCGACAAGGACGCCACAGACAATGAAGGTGACCGCCGGGGCGTCTGACGGTATAACCGCGAGAAGAACCGGTGCAGGTAGCGACGCTCGGCCTGCGACGTGGCATTGATCGGAACCGCGGCCAACATGACGGCCTGTTCCACATACTCAATATCCGGGTTCTCATGGATCTGGGCACCCAATTCTGCGTAATCCACTCCAATCATACTCAAGAGCTTCTCGGTGTCCTTGTATTCCTGCGTTCCACGGTACTTCTCGGCCGTGCGGTCTTCCCGGTGATGTCGGAACATGAAGAAGGGGAAATAGGTGCCTGGGCTGGTGTAGTTCACGTTGAAAACCTGGTTCAACTCCGGATAGGTGGTGTCCCCATCCATGTACGTCCAGTACTTGGTTTTGCCCTCTGCCGTGATGTATTTCACCTGGAAGAACTCCCGGTCCTCTGGGTAGTCGCCCATGGGAACGTCCAGGGTTTCCCGTTTCAGTCCACCGGACTCCCATACGATATGGATACGGGCTTTCTCAGGACTGTCCGGATCCAGTTCATACCCGGCCGGGGTGATAGCACCGCCCAGACCTTGCGTCATGGCCGGGCGTGTGGGTGTTTTACCTGCCCGGGGGTTATCACCCCACGAGTACACTGCGCCTGCCTCAGTGTCCTCCGAGGAAGCCAGGGGATACACCGCCACAATGTCTTCCAGGTACACCGTTGCACCCTTGGTCTTGGATAGGCCCGGGATCTCGTTGGTAGCCGGATCATAGTCATACTCGTCCACCAGGTGTTGCCAACCCACATGGATCGGGTTGAGCTGGGCAAACTGGGAGTACTCGATGGTCACCGCCTGACCTTCAATCCGTTCAAGGACCTGGCGAATTACGTCAGAGCCTGTATTGCGATTCAAGACGTGGGCATTAGGCAACCCGTACACATAGTTCCCTCGCTTGGCGTGGCGATACATGCGTTGCATGTCCAGTACCGGCCCATTGAGGGATTCCTCGATCATGGTGTCTACCATACCCTCGTTTCGCATCAGTCCCATGATCATGGCTTGCTTGATGGTGTCTGGCATTGCGCTATCTTCAACCACCCGGACTACGCTGGTATCGACGCTGGTTTTCTTCTTGCTGCTGAATAGCCCCATTACTTGCTCCTGTACAAAAGAAAAGGGAGCCCTATGGCTCCCCTTCATTCTCCGGATTTATCAGCTGGCTTCAGGCATTTACGCCGTTCAGCATGGCATCCACCGCTCGTTTGATGGCTGCATCGTTCAGACCATTACCATCTACGGTCTGGCCACCGTCCGTCGTTTGTCGGACGTTCCAGGTATCAATCATGATCTTTGCGGTCTTCTGCTCAGCATCTCGTTTGAACCCGTTGGCCTGAGCGTCGTACAGCGACTTCTGCTTGCCAACCACGGAGTCAGCGTCTACACCTACACCGGAGGTCTGGGCCTGCTCGGTTACCTTCTTCTGGTTCAGCAATGCCGTCTCGGATACCAGCTTGAGCTTCTGCTCCATCAGAATGTCGTACTCGCCACGGAGCTTACATTCCTGGGCCACCAGTACAGTGTTCTCGGTGATGGCATTGGCGGTCTGTTGCTCGATCAAACCTGTCTGTGCTTCGGTCTGTGTCTTTTCCGCCTGCAGGTTCTGCAGCTGCTGCTCCTGTACGGCCGCCTGGGCATCCAGTAACGCACCCTGTTTGGGAATGTTCAGGGCCTCTGCAGTCAGGTTGGCGGTCTGCTGCTCAATCTGAACTGTCTGGGATTTGATCTGATCTTCCTGGGCGGCCAGATTCAGTGTCTGCTGCTCGATCTGAGCCTGGTTCAGGCCTTCGGTGATCAGTTGCTTTTCCAGAAGCTGGGCTTCCAGGTCCACTTTCTGCTGAGCCAGGAGGAACTGCAGTGAGCGGTCCATGACCGCCTGCAAGGCCCCGAGGTAGACCGTGGCATACTCACTGCCTTTGATCCGGCCCTTTGAGTACTCTGCGTCGATATGGGCCTCGGTGGCCCGCATAAGCTCGTCGAAGATGCCGTTTCCGTTCAAACTCTCCTGACCGGCTGTCAGGTCGGAAATCGTAACTGCTGCCATGGGTCTACCTCAGTCCTGTGGTTAAGCGGCGGCTGTGCCAGCGGCCATTGCCTGGCGTTGGGCCAGTTTCTTGAGTTCCTCTTCTGTCAGAGGCGGCAGCTCTTCAACGTTGAAGGCATTGATCAGCTTACCCTCACGGACAGGACGTCCACGGTCGTCACGCTTGGAAACAAACACCTGGCACTGTTTACGTTTGATCATCTTCAGGATGATGCGGGGAACATGCCACTCGGTATCGAAGGGGACGTACTTCTTGAAGGTACCGGTGATCCGGTTACCCGCACAAAAAATATCGCCGTCGTATTCTTTACGGTTGGGATCCATGCAGGTCACACGGACACGAACCAGTTCAGAGGCCTCTTTGATCAGGCGCCGACGTTTGGCTCCTTCGGTCTCTTCCGCTTCTGGTTTGGTTTCTTCGTCGTTAGTGGCGCCCATGGCTTCCTCGATCTTTTCACGTAGTTTGTCTTCACCGATGTTCGGGTGATACTTGATGCCCAGCACATCCGCTCGGGACTTCAGTGAATCAAGTGCGGACTCGGTTACGTTGTCTTCAGACATTCTCATCTACTCCAGTTGTTCGTAGGAAAAGGATGGGAGGGGTTATCCCCTCCCAGCCATGGATCACATCGGGGCTGCGGTTTTCACCAGGCCGATACGCTCCGGACGCTCCAGCAGGAAGCCGTAGTACCACTTGATGGACATGAAGCCAGTCTCACCATACGGGTCAGAACGATCCGCGGTTTCAGTACCAGGCTTCTTGTGGGTGATCTTGAACTTCACTGTCTTACCGTCGGTCTGGAAACCAATGGTAGAGAAGGAAGAGTCACCAACCACCAGCATCGGGAACACGTCGAACTTGCCACCGGTTGCGAAGTGAGTAGTGTTATCTAGTACCGCAGCACCAGCACCGGCCCACTTCATCATTTCCGGAACCACGACGATGCGGAACTTGCCCACGGTACCGATCTCACCGTTCAGAACAGTACCGCCTGCGGCGTACTTCTCGACGGAGATAAAGGCACGCTCACCGTGCAGATCCTTCATGCCTTCCAGGAGGGGCTGAAGTTCAGAACCGATGTACATCACACGACCACCAGGCAGAGTCTTGGTGTCAACCAGACGGGTACCGGTGATGATCTTGGTCTGCTTCGGAGTACGGTTGTTGTCCAGGTCGATGGACAGACGCAGCAGGTCGTCGTAGGTCACCTCAGAGGTGGCATCTACTTCGGCATCGTCAGTGGCAGTACCACCAAACTTGACCACACCAGCCGCGTTCAGCAGGTCGATCTGCAGCAGATCCTCGGTGATCTCGTTAGCACCGTTCAGCATTTCACGGTTAACGTGCATCATCAGATCAGCGTCAGTATCGAAGTCCAGGGATTCCTGGGTGTACTCGTCGAAGAAACCGAACTTGGCGATGGTGCCTTCGATTTCCTTACGCTTGAAACCAACACGGTTAACGCGGCCGCCGGTTTCGGACAGCACAGGCATCTTGCCGGTGATGGTGCCCACATCTTTGCTGGAACCGTACAGGTTACCGTTCTCGATGGTGGCGCCATTGGCGTCAATACCCTGGTCGTTGATGTTGGCATCGTCGAGCAGCGGCAGGTAATGGTACTTCCGCAGCGTCTTACCCATGTGCTTGGGCATAGCGGTTACGTCCGCCAGCTGGCCAAAGTACTGTTCCTTACGCATCTCGATGAGAGCGCGTTTGATGTAATGATCCGTGCGGAGCTGCTTACCGATACCGGACGGAGCACCGTTTACTGGATCGTTATATTGTCTGGACATAGGCTACCCTTAATTCTTACAGGAGATTTGGATCGAACGCCTTCTCGAACTCGTCATCCGGCAGTGACAGCGGATTAAAGTCCGGTGCTTTCGCAGCAGGCTTTTGTCTGGTTGAGCTTGCGGCTCGTTTTTTCTGGTTGAGCTTCGGGTCCGGTTTACGGGCTACGCGCTTCTTCACCACGGTCTTACCTTCGGATGCGTTATCAGCAGTGCCTGGTGTTTCCGTAGTGTTAAAGGCGCCCTCGCGGTGCAACCGTTCGCCTACCTGGTTGTAGGCTTCCAGATCCGAGAGCCCGGACAAGCGACCAAACGTGCGTTCCTTCTCGACCTCACTGGACACCTTTTCAAAGATCCCACTGGCCATGTGGTCATTGATGGTCTCAATCAGTGTTGGGTCATTGGCGATGAACTGCTTGCTCTTGCTATCCCACTTATTGCTGATGACGTCGATGGTGTTGGCATACGTAGGTGTGTCCTGGATCCGTTCCAGTACCTCGTCCAACGCCATCTCCCGATCATCGACAGTGTAAGTTTCGGGCTTGTAGTCGCTATCACTGTCAACATCCATTTCAAGCGGATCCAGTCCGCTATCCTTGATCAACTTCTGAATGGCTTCTGGCTTCTTCTTATCCAGGTCAATCAGATAATTGAGTCGGTCTTCACCCAGAAGGTCATGCTTTTCCAGCAGCTTCAGGGTCTTCAAAGACGGCTTCAGTGCAGCCATCTTCTTGTTGTAGTTAGCGCCCATCTGCATGAGGGTACGAACCTCGTCGATGGACTTGACCTGCATTTCTTTACCGTTGGCCTTGAACGGGGCCATCAGGCGTTCGTATTCCGCCTTGTAGTCAATGGCCTCAGTATCCTGGTCCTCGCTGGCATCTTCGTCTTCGTCCTCATCGGACGCTTCGGCGTCATCCAGTTCGTCGGTGTCGGATGCTTCGTCGTCATCAAGGGCCTCCTCATCGGTACCCTCATCAACGTCTTCATTCTCTTCCTCGTAGGAGGAATCCTCAGCGTCGTCCTCTTCCGGCTGCGCCTCCGAGTCCTCGGCGTCGGATTCCTCCAAAGCACCCTCTTCCTCAGTCAGTTCAGGCTCGTCGTAGGCGGCCTCAAACGCTGAGGGGTCCATCTGAGCAAAGGCATCATCGGACATGCCCAGGGCATCCTGTGCCTGGTCATTGGTCTCAGTAGTCATGCTCATTCATCGGCTCCTTCTGCACGCAGGTCGTCAAGAACGTCTTCACATTCACGAATAGCGTCCTTGGCCATTTCGGCCTGGTAACGCAAGAAGTTGAGGAACTGGGTAAAGGAACCAATGCCGTCAATGTCCCGAAGGATATTGGCCTGGTGTTTTGGATCCTGCATGGCAGCATCACCCTTTGCATGAACAAGTCGAACAGCTTCTTTATTCAGATAGTGTTCCTGAATAACTTTTTTGAAGTCCCGGTTCTTTTCGAGACGTTCAAGGGATTTACCCAGCTCAACAAGTTCCTTGGCTTCCTTAATGTTCATTTCCAGTTCAACAACGTCTTGGCTACTCATAATAAGTCCGGCTCTACTGCGTTAGTGGTCAATAGGTTTTAACTTTCAAGAACCTTAAACAAATTCAAATCGTTTATCACAACTTTTTATTCACGGTTCTTCATTAAGTATTCCCGGAGCTTATTACTATGCTCTTCCTGTTGTTTAAGTTGATGCTCAAGTATCTTTGTCTTTCCTTGCGCTTCAGCTTGTGCGGCTTGTTTCTGCAAATCGCGTTCCTGTTTAACGCCCGACTCTTGTTCCACATAATCCAGGTTCTTCAAATCGGTATCGCTTTGCAGGTTGGATGCTTTCGCAGAATCCAGCTGAGCATTGGCCCGGTTCTCAATGATCTTGGAATCAATCTCCTCAATCTCTTTTTGAAGTTTGAGCAGTTCCAGTCGCTGGATTTCCTGTTGGATCGGATCCGGTTGCGGCTGGAAGGTCTCAATGCGGTGAGCCAGGTCAGGCATCTTCCGCAGCGTGGCAATTTCAGACAGGATGATCTTGCGTAGGTTGGGGTCTTCGTTGGGACCCAGGGTCTGTAGCATGAAGGCCAGCTCACTGGCTTTCTTCTCGTCTTCCTCGGCGGTGGAGATGGACAGCTTCAGGTCATACTGGCCAGCCAGCTCGTCCCGACGAATCTCGACGTACTCTCCGTTGGTTACACGGACCACTTCTTTCTCGTCCAGGAACACTGCGTTCATGGCCACGATCTTCCGGGCAATCTGGATCATCCCATCAGACAGGCGACGGAGGATACCCATCTCCCGCTTGGAGGCCGCATCCAGGGCACCTCGAACACTGGCGGCCACATCACCCAGGGAAGTACCCGACACACCCTGGCTGTAGGCTTTCACACCGGTCAGGGACTCCGCTTCCATGTTCTGGCTCTGTAGCATGAACTGAGCGGACTGCGGGATCTCAGGGAAGGTGTGCATGTTGACGCCCTGACGTGGGTCCACGTTGGCGTTGAACTCGTAGTCCAGTCCCTGGCGGAACCGTCGCTTGTTTACGGCATCGAGCATGTCTTTACGCATGCCCATCTGACCGTTGGCACTTCGACCGAGGATATCAATCATGCCGCGGGTCACCGCACCCATGATCTTCTGGTTGTCTTCCAGCAGGGCCCCATCCGGTTCACCGTAGATGGAACGGCGTTTGGGCAGGTACTGGATAACGACAAAAGGAATTTCCTGGTCCGGGTAGGGGTTGTCTTCCATCCGGATCAGTGTGTCACCAACCCAGCTGGCTACAATAGGCTTAACAACACCAGAACCATCAATATCACGATATCCCCAGTACTCATAAACGACAATTTTCTTACGGGCCTCGTCTGCAAAGCTGAAACCAGACGACGTATCGGAGCCATGGTCTGGCTCGGACAATGGGGTACTGTTTGAGAGATTGATCTTGTCGAGGTTGGTGTATTTTCCATCTTTTTCCAGTTCCGATAGCGAGGACTCAAAGCTGTAAATGACAAAGCTGGCTTTACTGATATCACCTTGGCAGGTCGGGTCGATGATAACGTTGCGGTAGTCACAAATATCAATCGTGGGTTGGTTAACCACGGTCTTGGAGACCATCTCCTTGACCATGCCTGTGATCTTGGGTCGGATCGGGTCACCAGTTTCAAGCGTAAGGTCGTGGGCTTCCTGGAGTTCTTCCGGTACTTCGGCATAGTACTCTCCTGGGTTGGCCGCCTTCATCTCTGCCAGCTCCTGGTGCAGCTCGGCATAGGTGGGATCCACCACGAATTCGACCTGGGGGACCTCCTCCTCCACTTCTTCTTCAATGAAGTCCCAGCCGACGCGGCAAATGATTGTGCCCTCGTCCACACCGGTACGCACGTATTCATCAATGAACTTGGTTTTATTGATGGCTCGGCGGAATTGGTAATTTAACAGGATCTGGTTTTGAACAGCGCCTTGTTTGTCTTCCCATGTAACAGGTTCAACGTCAAACAAGTCTTCGGTAGTAAGGAAGGGTTCTGTTAATGCAGCGTAACGCCACTCAGCTTGTTTACGGATCAGTTTAGGGACAATGCGAGAACGCCCTTTCGGGGCATTTACTTTCGCACTGCCTTCCACATTCAAGTTATCCAGGTACCGATCAATCTGGCCAACTTGTTCTTGGTGAATGGAAGTAGCTTCCTGTAAATCCGCTTTCAATTCGCGGATTGACGGCTCCTTCTTCCATTTCGTTAGCCGGACATTATTGTTGTCCAGGTCTATCACTTGTTCACTTTCACTCATAAGTGTGCAACCCCAGTCATGTACAGTTCGGTACATGGTATGTAAATCAAAAATGGAGTGCAGAAATGAATATCAAACCATTACATGAAGGATTTAAGTGCCCAATTAAGGGATCCAGTGCTGCCGGGGGCTATGATATTTATATGCCTGAAGGTGGTGTATTGGATCCTGTGGCCGATAAAGGGAAATTAGTGGGCCTGGGCTTTGCGGCCGAAGTCCCGCCTGGCCATGTGGCCAAGATTTACCCCAGATCCAGTACCGGAGCCAAGCACGGATTGGAGTTGAACAACACCGTAGGCATCATTGACGCGGATTATCGGGGCGAATGGATGGCTTGCTTGCGGGTAAAGGACGGACATGCCTTCTCGTGGGAAGCCGGTGACCGTATTTTGCAGTTTGTGATCGTGCCTGTGGCGGACGTCAACCTGATGGTGGTGGATGAGCTTGATGAAACACACCGCGGCGAAGGCGGTTTTGGTTCAACAGGAGAAAAGTGATGACAGAGAAAACGCTACACAACAGTGACGTATCCGGTGCGCGTGAAAACGTGAAGGACATTCGGGTGGTTGGTAACGGGGATTTGTTCCAGCTGCTGTGCAAGGCTTCAAGCCAGAAAGAGGGGTGGATGAAGTCCACCAAGGCTATGCAGACCGGCACTGGGTGCGTGGTCCAGGTGACCACTCAGCAACGCAACCCCGATGGAACGTATGCCGTGGCGGAAGCCGTAACGTTTGTTCCTGGGGTCACTATTGTTGAAGACAATAACGGCGGGAGGAAACTCGTCGTAAAACTGTAACGGTCAGGGGGCTAAGCCCCCTTTCCCCGTTATACCCACCCGTTACTGTGGAAACGATCCTGATGGTACCCCTGATCCAGGGGATATCCATCATTCACCAAGCGCTGACAGGCCTGCTCGTACTTGGCCGCGTAGTTGTTGCCATCATGGAAGGCCTCGGTCATCCCAATCGGGTTCATAACACGGCTGGCCACGAAGTACAGCAGTGGTTCCAGGTACATCGGAGGTAGGTCAATGTCCACCATGTTCGGTGGATAGTACGTCTCCTCCGTCCCGAAGGGTTTGTGGTCTGCCCGATAGGTCACCAGCAGCATGGTTGCATCCAGACTGGCCGGAACCACCAGGGTCCGGTAGTTCGGGGTATGTAGTGACTCAGGTTCGTTGAGGATATTGAGTAGGTACTCGTTGTCCTCCGTGTCCTTCACTGACTCAATCCGGAGTAAGTCAGGCAGATCCAGTACATATCGAGTCTCTCCCGGCTCCAGAACCAGGGAGTGGACCTGCTCCTTGATGAAGAACCGTGTATGCAGTGCCGTCAGCCCCATACGGACGTGGGTCAACAGCTGCTTCTTGTTTTCTTCCGTCAGTTCGCCCCGGGACGGATCGGTGAGGAACACATTACGCAGCTCCCCATGGCTCAGGTGATCAAAGATATCTTGCAGTTTCATAGGCACTCCCGTTACACGATGTAGGACGCAATGGGGCTGTCGTAGTCGTCAGCGTCTTCCATATCCCAGATAGGATCATTATCCCGTTGCACCAGGTCCCCTGTCTCAGAAGGTTTCCAGGTGGTGAGCTGAGCCAGCTGACTGATGGTATCCAGGAAGTCATCCTGCTTGGATCGGAACCCACCCTTTGAGGCCAGGGACAGTTCGTTCATGGCTTCACGCAGCTCCGGAGTGTCCCGCTTCTCAATCGGGAAGAACATCTTCCGTTGCTTGAACATGGGTACCATGATGTTGAACCGTTCCAGCTTGTTGGTGGTCGGCCGCAGCCCTGGCTTACCGCTGTTGTTCTCAGACGCCAACGGGAAGTACACATTGCGGGTCATCATCTCGTTCATGATCCAGGGAATGAAGCCGCCCTGCTGTCCCGAGACCTCGATACCCACACCCTGTGGCCGGTACTGTTGTGCCAGGCGGAACAGGTCGTTGATGTTCTGATCCATGAGCTGACGACGACAGACACCGTCTACCCACAGCCAGTCCCCGTTGTTATTCAGGGCCCACACGCTGATTACCGAGAAGTCGGACTTCTCCTTCTCACTGGTGGCAAAGTCGGTGGTGATGTAGAAGTTGAACACATGCTGGTTGCTCAGCACGTTGCGGATGGAGTACCAGAGGATCTCATCGTCCTGGATCAGGCGATCATCGTCACTCATGATCCGCAGCATCAGTTCCTGGTTGAAGGTATCCACCTTGCCCAACAGCTTGGCTTTGTCGTACTGCTCTTTCACGTAGTCGTATGTGAAACGATCTGGCCAGCTGCCCCGGAACTCCTCCCGGGAACAGGGGAACTGCTCGCACACCGGAAACACGTTCACTGCCCAGGCCCCGGACTCTACCGCTTTGTACAGGGGATCCTTGGCGTTAAACGGTGTTCCGGACCAGATCATCATGTTCTTGGTCGGGTGCAGGGCGTATTCCACCGCCTTGTACACCGTATCCTCCACAGCCGCGATGACCGTTGCAGAGCGGGCATCCTCATCCGAGATCAAGTCATCGAGAATGGCCAACTGGGGACGTTTACCCATTTCCTTGGCACCCCGTACACCGGTCTTGGCACCGTACCCCTTGACGATGAACACCTTGCCATCGGCGTTGTGGAACTCCCAACGGATATCGGTGAACTTGGCCACCGGAATGTATTCCTTGAGGAAGTCGGAGTTATCCCGTCGGAACTCCAGGTTCTTCCGCATGTTCTTCACACCGTTCTCAATGGAGTCCGACACGTACAGGGCCAGGTCCACCTTTCCGAAGCCGGGCAACTCCCCATAGACCGCAATGTACAGGAACAGGTATTCCCCCATCACAGTGGTCTTGGCGATCCCCCGGTGACACAGGTTTGCGATCCGTCGGCCACCATCGGCAATCGTATCCAGCATGTGGTAGTGGACCAGGGGCGTCAGGTTCTCCTCACCTTCTTCCCCGTTCACCAGCTTGATGAAGGTCACGAACTCCAGGGCAAAGTCACTGGGGACGTAGGAAGGGTCCGGGACATAGTTGACGGCATTGAGGTAGTCCTCTACCCCCATGTGCTTCTTGAGAGCCTGGGCGACAGAATCACTCATCTACAGGCTCCCCGGTCTTGTCATAGGTCAGCTTGCTGTGGGCCACCTCCTGGGCATTCATCTGCCCGGATTGCACCTGTAGCCGCTGCTGTGCTGCCAGGGCCATCGTAGCCTCCCGCAGGGCTGCGATAGAGCTGTCTTCCTTCTGGCTCACCTCCAACTCCACCTTCTGGGTCTCAGGCATCTTCAGGTGGGTCAGGATAGAGTTGGCTGCATCTGATCGAACCTTCTCACTCTTGGCGTTACTCATCAGGTCTGCCTGGACATTCAGGGCCCGCTGATACAGATCCTGGTTCAACACCCAACTGGGAATCAGGGATTGCTCCATGATCAACGTCACCAGCTTGGACTTATTGTAGGCCGTCACATAGCTGGCTTGGTCCTTGGGCTGTACACCCCGGGCCATCCAGTCCTGGATCTTGTCCGGAAAGGTTGCAGTGAACGCTGCCATATTGGTTTTACCCATCAACTTCTGGCTCACGTACTTCACAGCGTCAATGTAACTGGACAGTTTGAACTTACCGTCCTGCATCACATTGGCATAACTCAACAGGTTCTCACGGTAGACTTCATACATATCTGGATCACCCAGAGTAGTATTCATCTTGTCGATAAGTTCCTGGTTAACTGACTTCTTTACCCGGGCGGGTAATGCTTCTTTGAACTGATCAACTGTTAAGGCATCCATACTCACCTCAATGCATTAGGTATATCGGGTGACTATAGGGCAGTGCAGTTATATCTGCTGGGAAAAAGAAGCCCCACATAAGTGAGGCTCAATAGGAAGACAACCATGCAGAACCAGTATATCAAGGATATTCCATAATGAACGGTCGAATATCCAACGACCAATCACTGTGCTGATCCAGCAAGGCCATTACTTCCCTGAACGCGGAGCGAGAGTCCAGAACCGATGGTACCCACTGGCCTTTACGGTTTTGAGAGACCTCATAGCGTTTACCAACACCAATGCACCCTGCAAGGTCATCCATCCAATTCGCGGGATGCAGCATAATGTAGCTTCGACCTGGGACATTGGTAACTTCCCATCCTTCACGGAACTCACCACCACTGGTTCGTTGTACCACGGGAGAGTAACGCTTCTCCAGGTAATACAGGCCATCAGGAATACAGGAAACAAACGGTTCATTATTAATCCATGGGCGTTCAATCGTATAAAAGACTTCCCCGGTTGGAAACTTCAGTTCACCAAAGACACCCCAGGGTGTAAAAGCATTACGGGTTAATACAACGTTTTTAGACATAACTCCTCACAATCAATAAGTAGTCGAGGAGTTACTTATACCAATTTCGATTTCAGGTTTTTGGGAAAAAATTAAAATTGGGTACGGAGGCAGTGCTGACAGGTAGGACTAAATAAAAACAACTACCCCCCCGGTACCTTCTACCTACCTTCTCTACACTAGCCCTTCGGGTGTGCTACGGATCCATCCATCAACTTCGGAGTACTATCCTATGTTCGCAGCACTAGCCCAACTGTGGTCAGCCATGTCAGCCCTGTTCTCAGCCGTCGAGCGAGGTGCAACAGCCCTCGATCACCTTGCCCGAGTAGGCGAGGAGACCGCAGCCGAGTACGCAGACGATGCAGCCAAGGCCAGAGCCAAAGCTCGCCGTCAGGTCACAGCCGCCAGAACCAAGGCCAAGACCAAGTAAGCATCAGGCTCCCTTCGGGGAGTCTAGCTTTCTTCTACACAACTACACATCTACACAACTGGAGATA